AACAGATAAAATTGAATAAAGAAAAGAGAGGTAATTTATTATGATTATTAAAAAAGGACTTGATATTGGAAATGGGTACTGTAAGTATGGAGTAGGAAACAGATTTGCTTCAAAGATAAGACAGGGAACACTTCAAAAGGCAAATGGCTACAACATAAAGCACAAAGCTGAGGTTCATGAGGTAATATATAAAGGAGCTTCTTATGTAGTAGGTGAAGGTCATTCATTCATTTCAGAAGATAGATACTTTACAGAGGAATATAAAATAGCACTTCTAACAGCTACAGCTTTAGCCACACCAGTGGCAAAAAATCCATTAGAAGCTAATCTAGTTGTAGGAATACCTGTAGACCACTACAATAACCAAGCTGATGATGTTGAAGCCTATTTAAATGGCTTAGGAGTTGAAGAAATCACTGTTGATGGTAAGCATTACATAATAGATTTTAAGAATATGAAAGTATTTATAGAAGGAGCATTGCCAATTAGGGATAATGATGATAGACATATAATTACTATAGATGTGGGCATGGGTACAATAAATATCATAGAATGGAGAGAGCAAGAAATAGCTAATCATTATACAAATAATGGTTCTATGAATAAAGTGTATACTGACCTAACACAACTGATTAATGAAAAACATAAAACACATTTAAATCCACCTGATGTTGAAAGATATGTCAGCAATCCAGTTATGAATACTAAAACTGGTCAAGTAAGTGTTGAGAAAGAAGTGGACAGTGCCTTTGATGGTTTAGTATATGATTTAATATCATTCACTAAAAACATTGACTATGTAGGTGCTGATGCTATCCAAGTATTTGGTGGGGGTGCTATTAATACCTTTAAATACTGGAAGAAACACTTCCCAAAAGCTGAATTAATAGAAAACAGCCAATATATAAACCAAGAAGTTTACCAAGCTGTTGCAGAGGCATTATATGAAGATTAGAAAGCCTAGAAAAGATGGAAGATACATAATTAATGTATCTTTCATGGATAATGAACTAGACCTAATTGAGTGGGCTGATAGTCAGGGGAGTTTTTCAAATTATGTTAAGCAATTAATCAGAGATGATATGGCTGGTAGAAGGCCACAGCCCACAGCCATGTCACAACTAAATACAAATCCAACAGGGCTAGATATAGAAGCCCTAATAAAACTAATCCAAAGTCAACAAGGTGCTGGGGCTAATGAAACAGTAGTTACTGCTGAACCAGTAGAGCCACCAAAACCAAAGGCTAATAAAATGAAGATTCAAGGAATAATGAGTAAAAGAAATGAGCAAGGCACTGAGTAATCAGTGTCTTTTTTGTTGTCTAAATTGAAAGATATTTTTCAAAAATTATTGAATACTACTTTTCAAAAATTGCTTCCAAAAAAAGATTAAAAAAATAAATAAAAAGTGTCACAAATAGAAATTAGTCCTGTACCTAAATACCTAAACAAACAATTTGGAGGACAGGAAAAATGGAAATGATAAAAGATTTAGTATCACAAATAGAGGAAATGAAAGAAGGGACTGCTGAAAGTTTCACACAGCTAGTACAAACACAGGCACAATTAGAAGTAATAAATCAGTTTGGATTTATGCCTAGGGCTGAATATGAAGCCCACAAGTCAGTTATAACAGCTTTCAATGGATTCTTAATAAAACAATCTTCTTTATTAGAGGAACTAGCTGAGGAAGTTTCTGAAGTGGCTAAGGAGTTAGAAACAAATTCACATGGGAAACAAATGACTGAAGATGAGGTAAAGGAAGTAATTGATAAGTTCTTTAAAAGCTTAGGTCTTGGAAAGTAGGCACAGCATGAACTTACAAAGACTAAACACTACTAGATTAGAGTTTCTACTGAAACAGAAGGCTTACAGAATACCTAATATAAGAATGACTAAAGCAGAGCAGAAAGACCCTAACTATAGATTAATGGAACAGAATAATAGGGTCTTAGGTAGGAGCTTCCATCACACTTTTGATAAGGCTCATAAAATGCTTGGGAGGATCCCAACACCCCAAGAATTTATTGCCTTTCAGATGAAAGATGTAAAAAAGAGCTATGCCAGTGAAGTGTGGAGGGCTAGAAATAATGTGTGTTTCAAATGGACAGAAACAGTGGAAAAGGGCATTAAGCAAAGACTATTAAGGAGTTACATCTCTTTTATAAATGAACTTCATACAGAGCTTTCTATATTAGAGATATATCCCAACTTTGTTATTAAAAGAAGTGATAAGCTGGACTATGCTGGAATTGATTTAGTTGCCTTAGACTATAAGCATAGAGTATCACATAAATTACATATAACTAAGAACTCAGAGTATGCTATTGATTTCTTGTTTAAAAAGGAAGGGAAACAGTTGGACTTTAAACAGGAAAAGGGTCAGATGTTTGCTAGACCTAAATGGACTAAGATAAATCATCAAATATATAAAGAAAGGGACTTCACTGGTCACACTTTCCTTTTATATGATGAAGTGGAATCAGATAGTACTAAAATAGTGAATGGTTATGCTTTATTTAAAAAACAATATCTTATAAATAAAATACAAACTAATACCCAGTTAAGACTAATGGAAAGAGAAACAGAAAAGACAGCCTAATAAAGCTGTCTTTTTTTTATTACTCAGAATCCCATTTAATTTAAGTTTTAAACTGCTGGAAAATCAAGGGTCAAAATAATTGATCCTTTGACCACAGATGGTCACAGATAAAAATTAACACTGTACCTATACACCTGTAAAAAACAAAAAGGAAGGTGATTAAATGTTCAGTGAAAATTGTATGTTTAATAGGAAATGTAAGAATAAAGATTCAGAAAGATGCTCTAGGTATTGTTATCCTTTTGTGATGTTACATGGCCAAGATGGGGCTTCAGGCTTTTGGACAGCTTCAGGAATACCAGCCAAGTATAAAGGATGTTTAATAGATAATTTACCAACCAAAACTGATAACCCTAGAGCCTACACAATAGCTGAAAAATATGTTTCTAATATATCAGCTTATGTTGAAGAAAGGGGGATGGGGTTATTCTTATTTTCTGTACCAAGCAAGGAGAATACTTTTGGAACAGGTACAGGAAAGACTACCACAGCAATTACAATCTTAAATGAGTATGTGCTGGCTTCAGTAAAATTACACCTACAAAAGAAAAAGGAATTAAAACAGAATCCAGCTTTATTTATAAAAGCTTCTGAGTTTCAAAATAAATATAATGCACAGTTTAGAGGGTCTGTGGCAACACAGCAACAAGCTTCTGATGTGTTTTATAAGTTTAAAAATAGAATGAAGAAGGTTGAGTTGTTAGTGGTAGATGATATTGCTATTAGAGATACAACTGAAGCATTTAAAAATGAACTATTTGAAATAGTTGATTATAGAGTGACAGAAGGGTTAGCCACTATATATACATCTAATCATCCTTTGCCTGTGGTAAAAGAGTTACTAGGGGATAGGATAGCATCAAGAATAGAAGGTGACTGCTTCCAAGTTGCTTTTACAGGAAAAGACCACAGAAAGGGAGGGCTGTTTTAATGGCTAATATAGAAAATAGATTATTAAGTAAATTACTAGATGAAGGGAACACAGCTGTATTAAATAAGTTCAATATAACTACAGCAGACTTTACCCTACAAAAAGATACATATTTATTCATTAGAAGATATATCAAAGAGTTTGGACAGGCTCCAGCCTACACTGAAGTAGTTGCTGAATGTCCTAATTTTGAATATATGCCTGAAATCCCTGATAATGTGGCTTATATGTGTAAGAAATTAAAGTCAGATAATGCCAAAAGAAGGTCTTTTGAACTTCTACAAAAAGAAGCAACTGAAAAATTCAGTACTTTAAATGGGTCAGAATTTATAAGCTGGTTACATGAGGAAACTTCTAAGATAAAAGAGGTGACAAGTTCAGAAGTATTTGCTGGGACTAACTTTGCTACAAATGGAGCAGAAAGAAAACAATGGTATATGGAGAGCAAGGAGCAAAGAACCTATCAATATATACCTACACCTTACCCCTCACTTACTGAGTGGCTTGGTGGAGGCTTTGAGCTTGGTGATTATGTTTTACTTCAGGCATACACTAACAGGGGTAAATCATGGATTGCTTCAGATATAGGAATCAGTGCATGGGCTTCAGGTCAAGGTGTTCTTCATTATTCTCCTGAGTTATCTAAAAAGCAACAGCTTCAAAGACTAGACACTCTACATGGTCACTTCAGAAATAGTGAGCTAAAGGTGGGGGATCTGCAACAGGAAGCACAATATTTAAACTACTTAGAAAGATTCAATGATGATGTTGACACCCCTTATATAGTAAAGACTATGGGGGACTTACCAAAAGGATTATCAATAGAAGGTATAGAAGCAGACCTTCAGATGAATCCCAATATCAAGATGGTTATAATAGATGGTTTTGGCCTTATGAATCATAAAGGGGCTGATAGTAACAGAAACAACATGACTAATACTTCAAGGAGATTAAGACAACTATTTGGAAAGTATGGTGTGGTTGGTGTAGTTGTTCATCAGGTTCCAACTTCAGCAGAAAAAGAAAATAGGTCAGAAGATGAAACAGGGTCAAGAATAGTTGAACCTCCAAGGATTGACCAGTATTCAGAAACAGTTGCAGTTATTCAGGATGCTTGTACAGTGTTAAACTTTGACCAGCACCAAGGGGTGGGTAAGATAAGACTGGCTAAAGCAAGAACACCCCATGTAGATGAAATATTGGAACTACAGTGTGATTTTGACCTTGGGTACATAAAAGAGCCATCTATAGTAGATTTCATATAAGGAGGATTTAATGAGTACAGCAGATATAATAAATAATCATATAAATGGAAGATAGGGAGCCTAGAGCTTCCTTTTTTGTTGTTCTAAATTGAAAGATACTTTTCAAAAATGGGGGGTGGGGGAGGTCTGTCACAGTCAGGAATTAAGCTTGAACCTATAGACCTGAAAACAGAAGAAAAGAGGTCATAAAATGGAAAAATTAAAAGTAAATGGTTATATGATTGAAGTGGATTATCCAGCAGAGTTGGAGCCATACATGGACAGACTAGAGAAGGTAAGGGTAAGGGGTGAAAAGGTTCAAGCCTGTAGCCCTTTTAGGAATGAGAACCACCCATCTTGGGCTGTTAATTTAGATAATGGTAGTTGGGTAGATTCAGGGGCAGATAATGAATCAGATAGAAAGGGGAGCTTCACAACACTATTAGCCCACTTTAGGGGTGAGAGCTATGAAGATACAGCTAACTATCTATTGGATAAATACACACATCTATTAGATAATACAGAAGGGTTACAGTTAAATTTAAAGCTTCAAGTGGAGGTCCCTGAAGTTGCTGTTTTGGGTCAAGAAAAATATGAGGATGTAGTTGGGAAACCTTCAGTATATCTTTTAAGTAGAGGAATATCTGAACAGGCTCAAAGGCAACTTGAAACAGGTATTGGAAAAGAAGGTGATGCTGTGGCTATCCCTTGGCATGATAGCAAAGGAAGAATTATCAATATAAAATATAGGAGTATGCTTGGTAAAGAATTTTGGTTCAGCTCAGGTGGTCAGCCAATCAAGGACCATGTGTATGGTTTGTTCCTAATTAAGCAGTATAAGATAAAAGAAGTATGGGCTGTAGAATCAGAAATAGATGCCTTGTACTTATGGTCTTTAGGCTACCCAGCAGTTGCTTTTGGTGGGGGATCAATAAATGACAAGCAGAAAAACTTATTATTAAACTCCAGTATAGAAAGGCTGATAATAGCAACTGATAATGACACTGTAGGTCATAGATTTGCTGAAGTATTAAGGAATGAGTTTATGGGGTTCTATCAGTGTTTTAGGATAGCTTTTACTGGTCAGAAAGATGTAAATGAAATGTCTAAGGAACAGGTTGAATATGCCTACAAAAATAAAATTGAATATGGTCTAGCTGTGAAGTTATAAAAGGTATTATTTTCCTTTGACTTGTTGTACAAATTATTGTACTATTATGTTACAGGAAACTGTAACAATAAAGGGAACAAGGGAGTAACTTGATAGACATTTAAATAAATGGGGATAGTTCTGAGTATTTCAGGCTATCCCCTGTATTTCTATGCCTTGCTGTGTTGCTCCTTACTGTAACAGAGATGAAAGGGCTTATTTATTATGCCCTTTTTTTAATCTTTTTTGTTACAGAAAACTGAAACAGAAAGCAGAAAATACTTATTTTGTGTCACAAAGTCAAGTTGCTCCTG